GTCCAAATACCAGGATCTGGAAGAAGAGGCTCCCTTGATGAAGCCCGAAACGATCTCTGGCAAAAAAGTTGACGATGGCCTCGATGAGGCGCCAAGACCAGAAGAGGCCGTTGAAACCCCTGCTGCTGATCCCGACCAAGCTTTACCGGTCGGGGGCAGTGGCAGGGTCAAAAAGGTCAAAGGCAAGTAACCCGGCAGTGAGCACAGTACTATATACTTGATCTGTACTGTGCTCACTGACACCAAGTCAGTACTCCTATGGCTAGAAAGTCATCAAGTAACCGTTCACAAGGTCCGTCGAAACGTGATGGCGTAAACATCACATCGCAAGGCGAGTTTCGACCTAATTTCATAATAAAATCAAGAGAATATGATCCTTTCAACTCTCCGGATTATCTCGCGTGGCGAGATTGGATTAGATCTCATACCTTCGAAAAGTCTCCTGATTCCGATATCTTACAAGGCGACCGTCGAAGGGAAGAGAATAAAGACCGCTTCCTTTTGCGGTCTGGTCTACGTGCTCCTATTGTTCTCCGTCGTTCCACAAAAATGGGCCGTCCTTACCGTCTGCGTGATGCAAGGCTCGGTTTTCAGTTCCCGGGCCATACGATGGTATGTAAAAGGCGAAAAGATCGACGTAGGGCCGTGTTTGCATGGTCAAGGCTGATAAAAAGGGGCATCGGATCTGGAGGTGGGAAGAATATGCGGCGAATCATGCGTGGGATCTCCAGGGGTCGGCATCTCTGGAATGAAGCTTCCCACATAACCTGTTAGGGGGTGAAAAATGGATTTCGGATGGATAGGTCCAGTAATTGAGGCCGTTCAACGGCGACAGTTCCGGACCGCTGACAATCGAATAGCGGCGAACAGGGCCACCGAGGAATATGAGCGTGAAAAAGAATTCGCTCAAATGGGAATCAGGTGGAAAGTTGCAGACGCGAAAGCTGCGGGTCTGCATCCTCTGGCTGCTCTCGGCGCACAAACCCACAGCTATGCACCACAGAACGCATTTGTGTCTTCTGCTCCTTACCTGGCTGACTTCTCCAAGATGGGTCAATACATCAACCGCGCGACCGGCGCGGGGATCACAGAAGAGGAAAGAAGAATCAAAGATGCTCAGGTCCGGCGGGAAGAAGCCGATGCAGAATATGCAGAGCTTCGGAATGCGGATCTCATGCGCAAGCTGAATGAACCAACACAACAGGCTCCCACAAGGCAAGTCGCTCCTTGGATGGAAAGTCAAAACACTTCAACCTATGAGTCTTCCGGATCTTGGCCAAGCGAATCGAGGTGGGTTCCTCAGGTCCAACAGATTCCTACAAGTGACAGCATGGGCATGACTGCTGGTCCGCCTCAAGCTTTGGAAACACCATACATTGATAAGCGTGGGTATCTCGATGAAGTGATCTCACAGAATGCAAGCGAGCCGATGGAGTCCGACGAATTTTCTTCAACGGAGCGCTTCTTCGACAAAGCGTATCAGTGGGGAAGAGGTGTGTTTTGGGACAATCTCCCGTGGAAGGGATCTCTAAATCCTGACGCTGCTGCTGCATACAATCGGTGGTTGGAAGATCTCTACATGGAGTATGAGAGACTCATGGAAAATTACCCCTTGCCTGAGGGGTATGAATGGCGTTATCATGTTCGGCGTGGAAAGTGGGTTCGAGCCCACACTCAGGGTGGTCATAGGTTGTTGTTTAACCCTGATACAGACAACAGGCCTGTTTACAGAGGCAAGATAGAAAGGAGGTGATGCTCGAATGTTCAGAAGGCGCAGAAGGCGTTTCGGCAGAAGGCGTTTCGGTCGTCGGCGTTTCGGTCGTCGTTGGTCCGTGTTCAGAAACCGAGTCGGTAGGAGAATGTGAAAACATGCTCTGTGAGCGTCCGTGGATGGCATTGCCCACGGGAACAGAAAGCAAAAGGCTTATGTTGAGCAGAGAAGCAAAAGAAGCTATGACGCCTCGTCCTTGTGGGCAGTGCCTTTCCTGTAGGATCAACAAATCTCGAATATGGGCACAGCGCATCATGCTTGAAAGCATGGTGTCTGCTCCATGTTCTTTCGTGACTCTAACCTATAACGATGAACACCTTCCAAAAGACAAATCTCTTAATCCTCGGCATCTCACCTTATTCTTCAAGCTGCTTCGTAAATACCTTGGTAGCAAAAAAGTTAGGTATTTTGGTGTAGGTGAATACGGCTCCCAAGGTGACCGGCCACATTATCACATCATCCTTTTCGGAGTCGGTGCAGACTGCCAGCCCATCGTTGAAAAGTCTTGGCCTCATGGATTCATTCACGTGGGATTTCTCACTGAACAGTCTGCGCGGTACGTGACAGGCTATGTGATCAAAGGCATGAAAAAAGGCGATCGTCGGCTTGAAGGGCGTTACCCGGAGTTTATGCGATGTTCAAAAATGAGTCCCGGCGGCATCGGCGCTGGCGCTGTAAATCAAGTCATAACCAGCATCAAAGAAAGCGGCGCGAATCCTTCAATAGAAATCAGGAAGCTTTTGAAAGGAAAGAAGGGCATACCGCTAGGCCGCTACCTAAAGGACAAAATCAAGTCCGCTATTCCTGGCCAATTTGAAATGGCCGAAAAGAATTATGCGGAGTGGCAAGAACAGTTCTTGCAGCTCAACGGATCGGACGTCTATCGTGACTCCGTTACGGATCTGCGCGCTGCAGAACGCGAACGCAATTACAAACGTCATGCATTCTTCAAAAGAAGGGATCAGCTATGAAAAGAAACAAGTTCAATCTCTCGCATTATCGGCTTCTCACCATGGATATGGGTTTGCTCATTCCTCTCACGTGGTATGAGGTTCTCCCAGGTGATACAGTGCAACACGGATCTGCTGCGCTTATTCGTGTCTCTCCACTTCTCTCTCCGGTTATGCATCCTGTACGGGTCCGCATCCACCATTGGTTTGTTCCGTTCCGAATGTTGTGGGATAACTGGGAGGATTTCATCACAGGGGGTCCGGATGGCAACAATGCTTCTGTTGTTCCTACTATGTCTCTGTCCCAGGTTACTGAGGGCAGTCTTCACGATTACCTTGGCATTCCTACTGGCGCTTATAGCCCTAACCTGTCTGTGAGTGCCTTTCCATTCCGGGCCTATGCTCGGATCTTCAATGACTTCTATCGTGACCAGGATCTCGTCAACGAATTGCCCGTTGTGAAAACTGACGGTCCGGACAACACGACAAATCAACTTCTCGTGAATTGCGCGTGGGAAAAGGACTACTTCACGACAGCGAGGCCGTGGGAGCAAAAAGGATCTCAGGTCACAATTCCGATCGGTGATCAAGCGCCTATTTCTGGCCTCGGCAAAACGACCGGTGTCTTCGGTCTGACGAATGTCTCGGTCCGGGAGTCTGACGGCAACATGGCCACGTACCCGACCGGCGCATCCTTCGGCGAGTCTGGCGCGAATGATGCATGGGCAGGGCGGCAGAATGGGACAAGCGGTTTTCCTGACATCTATGCTGACCTTACAAAAACCACGGGGGTGTCCGTCAATGATCTCAGGTTGGCACTTGCTATTCAGCGCTATCAAGAAGCGCGTGCTCAGTACGGCTCTCGGTATGTTGAGTATCTTCGTTACCTCGGCGTGCGGTCCAGTGACGCTAGACTTCAAAATCCAGAATACCTTGGCGGTGGAAAACAGGTTATTCAGTTCTCAGAGGTGTTGCAAACCGCCGATACACAAAATGGAGTCGTCGGGGATCTCAAAGGCCACGGAATATCCGGAATGAGAACCGCGCGGTATCGTCGGTTCTTCGAGGAGCATGGCCTCGTGATGACTCTTATGAGCGTCGTTCCGAAAGCGATCTACACTTCGACACTTCACAAAAAATGGAGTCGGACAATCAAGGAAGAGTACTTCCAAAAAGAACTCCAATTCCTGGGTGATCAAGAGGTGAAAAATGTTGAAATCCAAGCAACACACACTCAGCCGGCAGGCACGTTTGGTTATCAGACTCGTTATGACGATTATAGGTGGATTCCTAGTGGTGTCTCTGGTGAGTTCCGCACGACTTCGGACCACTGGCACTATGCAAGAGACTTCGCTGGAGATGTCGCTCTCAATTCCACTTTCGTTCAATCCGTTCCGACAAAGCGAGTCTATGCTTCCACCGATACACACTGTTTGCAGGTCATGTGCAACCACAAGGTCATCGCGCGGCGAATGATGCAGAAACACCCGAACGCGCGCACTTTCTAAATGTTCCACGTGGAACATTCTCTCTAAAGGGGGTTTAAACCATGGAAATTACTAAAGAATTGTATGAGTTGTTTGACACTCTCGGCAGGGCGGCGTTAACCAAGTGGGGACAAGAAATCAATGATCCTCGTCCGCTCTTCGTTCCTGGCCACGTTCAGCCTCTGTCTATCACTGAGCAGATTCAGCGCCTCATGAGGGTTGAGCTTTCGAAACAGGCTATGGAACAGGGCCTTGAAAGCTATGATGAGGCCGATGACCTCGATGACGATGATGACGATGATGCTCCCCTGTCCAAATACCAGGATCTGGAAGAAGAGGCTCCCTTGATGAAGCCCGAAACGATCTCTGGCAAAAAAGTTGACGATGGCCTCGATGAGGCGCCAAGACCAGAAGAGGCCGTTGAAACCCCT